GAGACATGACCAAGAAGGACAGCAAGAACATGCCGTTCGGCTCGTTCTACTTCGAGGTCGGCGGCGAGGATGGCGTGTTCCTGCGCGAGAGCGGATTCCAGTATTTCCCATGCTTGGTGCCGCGTTGGGCCACCGCCGGCGGCGACATCTACGGTAACAGCCCAGGCATGGAGGCGCTCGGCGACGTGAAGCAGCTCCAGCACGAGCAGCTTCGCAAGGCGCAGGCCATCGACTACCAGACCAAGCCACCGCTTCAGGTGCCGACGAGCATGAAGAACCGGGACGTGGAAACGCTGCCCGGCGGCATCTCGTTCGTGGACGGTGCCAGCATGGGCATCAAGACCGCGTTCGAGGTGAACCTGAACCTGCAATACCTGCTGGCCGATATTCAGGACGTGCGCGAGCGTGTCCGTGGATCGTTCTACGCAGACCTGTTCCTCATGCTTGCAAATGCACCCTACACCCGCATGACCGCAACCGAGGTCGCCGAGCGACATGAGGAAAAACTCTTGATGCTGGGCCCAGTGCTTGAGCGTCTGCACAACGAACTGCTCGACCCGCTGGTGGACATCACGTTCAACCGCATGATCTCGAGTGGTGCCGTTCCACCTCCTCCGCAGGAACTAATGGGCATGGATCTGAACGTGGAGTTCGTGTCCATGCTGGCGCAGGCCCAGCGTGCAATCGGCACGAACGCCGTGGATCGCTTCGTCGGCAACCTCGGCCAGATCGCCACGATGAAGCCAGACATCCTTGACAAGTTCGACAGCGACCAATGGGCCGACATCTACGCCGACATGCTCGGCGTCGATCCGTCCCTGATCGTGGCCGACAAGGACGTGGCGATGGTGCGGCAGGCCCGCAACCAGGCGATGGCTGCGAAGGAGCAGGCTGCAGCAATGCAGCAGTCATCGCAGACCGCAAAGAATCTTGCGCAGGCACCGACCGCCGGCGAGCCCAATGCGCTGATGGACGTGATGAACATGTTCAGTGGGTACGGTTCGCCGTCAGCAACGGAACTTTGAAAGGACGAATATGGCAATGGTCAACATGGCCCGCCAGGCCGAAGTCGAGGAAATGCCCGGCCAGATCGAAACCGACGAACCAAAGTTCCCGGAAGGTCTGGTGTTGGAACTTGAGTCGGACGAACTTGAGAAGTTGCGAATCACGGCGCTGCCGAAGGTTGGCACCGTCATGGAGATTCGCGCACGCGTGTACGTGAAGTCTGCCGGCGAGGATCAGACCCAAGGCGGCACCGAGAAGAAGGTCGAACTTCAGGTCACTGACATGGAGATCGGCACGCAGAACGTCATGGGACCAGCGGCAACTCTGTTGTATGGCGGTTGACGGTGCCCGTATGGAATGTGTAATTCCATAATGTCCCACCCGTGAGCAACTACGACCCGCTTGACCTGCGAAGCCAGGAACGCAGCAAAGCAGACCGCGAACTGCGCGAACGGCTGGCTCGGGAGAATGAAGAGGCGGACATCAAGTGGCTCATGGGCAACAAGCGAGGCCGCCGCGTCATTTGGCGGCTTCTGGATCAGGCAGGAGTGTTCCGTTCGTCGTTCAACACCAACGCAATGACCATGTCATTCGCCGAAGGTCACAGGAACTACGGGCTCCGCATTCTGGCCCTGATCCATTCGCAGTGCCCTGAACTGTATCCAACCATGATGAAGGAGCAGACAGCAGATGAACGAACCAACGATGATGGAAGCCGCAACTCCAACTAACGGCTCCCAAGCATCTTCGGCACCGGAAAGCACCACTGCGACGGCAGAGGCGCTCTATGGTGATGGGCAGAAGGCAACTGCGCCGAAGGACTCTCCAGCCGCCGAGCCGGCCACGGAGAACAAGGCTGCGGACAACAAGACGGAGCCCAAGGCCGAAGCGCCGAAGGCTCCAGAGAAGTACGAATTCAAGGCGCCCGAAGGCCGCGAGTTCGACTCGGAGGTAGTAAAGAACTTCTCCGAGGTTGCCCGCGAATTGAACCTGACGCAGGATGCCGCGCAGAAGATTCTCGACCGGATGGGCCCAACGCTGGCAAGCCGTCAAGAATCGCAGGTCAAGGCCATTCGTGGCGAGTGGGTTGCGTCAGCCAAGGCTGACCAGGAATTCGGCGGCGAGAAGCTGGCCGAGAACCTGTCCACCGCAAAGAAGGCTCTTGACACGTTCGGCACGTCCGAACTTCGCACGCTGCTCAACACGTCGGGCCTGGGCGATCACCCGGAAGTGATCCGGTTCATGTACCGCGCAGGCAAGGCAATCAGTGAGGATCGGATCGTCACCGGAAGCGTCGGACAGGCCAAGAGTGGCCCTAAGACATTCGGTGACTACGCCGATGCTTTGTATCCAACCAACACCTAATTCCACGAAAGGGAATTTCCAATGGCAGTGCTTACTTCCAACAACCTGACGCTGGCCGATTGGGCCAAGCGAACCGATCCCGAGGGCCGCGTTCCGGTCATCGCGGAACTGCTGTCCCAGAGCAATGAGATCCTCGAGGACGCTGTGTTCAAGGAGGGCAATTTGCCCACCGGCGAGCGCGTCATCATCCGCACTGGTCTGCCCGCCGTCTACTGGCGTGCGCTGAACCAGGGCGTTCCGAGCAGCAAGTCCACGACCGCGCAGGTCGATGAGGCTTGCGGCATCCTCGAGGCTCGCAGCGAGGTGGACAAGGATCTGGCGATGCTGAACGGTAACACCGCGCAGTTCCGTCTGTCCGAGGACGTGGCCTTCCTTGAGGCCATGAACCAGACCCAGGCCGCGACGATGTTCTATGGCAATCCAGCCATCGAACCGAAGTCGTACCTCGGTCTTGCGGCGCGGTATTCGTCCACTTCCGCAACCAACGGCCAGAACGTCATTTCTTCCGGCGGTTCTGATGCGACGAAGAACACCTCCGTGTATCTGGTGGTTTGGGGCGACAACACCGTGTACTGCCCGTTCCCGAAGGGCTCGACGGCTGGCCTCATGCACGAGGATCTCGGCGAGCAGACGGTTTACACTGTCTCAGCCGCGGGCGCTACGACCGCATCCGCTACGGAGCGCATGCAGGCGTTTGCGACCCGTTACCAGTGGAAGAACGGACTGGTCGTGAAGGACTGGCGATATGTTGTTCGCATCTGCAACATCAACATCGCACATCTTCAGGCTTCGAGCGATACGCAGGCGTCGAACGTCAACACGCAGCTGGTGAAGTGCATGGCGCGTGCGCTGTATCGAATCCCGAACATGGCGATGGGTCGCCCGGCGTTCTACATGAACCGCACTGTCCATGCCGGCCTGTCGATTCAGGCGATGGATCGTTCCCAGGCCGTGTTGTCGGTGAACCAGGGCCTGTCGCAGTTTGGAACTCCGACCAGTTGGCTGTCGTTCCTCGGCGTTCCGTGCCGTCGTGTCGATCAGCTCATCAACGCAGAAGCCGTCGTGTCCTAATAGGACACAGGAAGGAAACACACAATGATTCTTGACAACAACCTCTCGCTCGGTTCTTTTGCAACCGGAGCAAGCCTTTCGGCTGGTACGCATGACCTGCCGGATGTCGTCGATCTTCGTTCCAACACCAACTACTCGGCTACGGCGAGTGGTAGTCTGTACACCATCGCGCAGGGAACGCAGACGGTGGATGTCGGTGCAGGCAGCGATCTGCTGCTCATCTTCACCGTCACCACCGCTTTTGCTGGTGGTACGAATGCCACGTTCCAGGCTGTGACGGACAGCACTGACAACCTGGACACTACTCCTCTGGTGTGTGGCGAGGTTGGACCAATCGCTACCGCCAGCCTCACGGTTGGCGCGCAGATCGTGGTCCGTATTACTCCGCAGCAACAGCTCGGCGGTTCGCTCCAGCGTTACCTTGGTGCGAACCTGGTCACGACTGGCACGTACACGGCAGGTACTGTGCGTGGTGACATCGTGCTGGACATCCAGGACCGCCGCAATTACGCGGCTGGATTCGTGGTGTCGTAATAGGAGGAACCCATGCCCAAGTATCGCGCAAAGGTCAAGTGCTTCGTGGACAATGGACTGCGGGAAGTTGGCGATGTGTTCGAGTACAACGGCCCGCAGAATGCCAACCTCGAGCGCATCGGGTCCGAACCCGAGCCTGTCGAGCAGGAGGATTCGGCACCGGCGCTTCGCCGGCCCGGTCGGCCTCGCAAGACGGCGATTACTGAACGCATGGACTGACGGTTACTGAACTGGTGGACAAGGAGGGTGGTCGGGCGACCGGCCACCCTCCATCACTAGGAGGCAGGCATGGCATCGGAAGTCGAAATCTGCAACCTGGCACTTGCGCACCTCGGCGATGATGCAACCGTCGCCAGCATCGATCCGCCAGAGGGATCGGCGCAGTCAGAGCATTGCGCTCGGTTCTATCCGATTGCTCGAGACAGCCTGCTTCAGATGCACAGTTGGAACTTCGCGTCGCGCCGCGTGGCGCTCGCCGGCGTCACGATGCCGTACACAATGTGGCGTTACGCCTACGCATGCCCAGGCGACATGATGGTGGCGGTGTCAGTTCTCCCGCCAGAGGTCGAGAACGACTACACGATCCGACCGTACCCGGCTGACCGCTATGGCTGGGGCTGGATCAACACTCCGTTCGTTGGTGCCGGCGTGTATGTGCCGCAGGAATACTCAATTGAGACTGACACCAACGGCAACAAGGTCATCTACACGAATCAGGAAGGTGCCCTGTTGCGCTATCAGGCGCTCGTCACCGACCCGACCAAGTTCGATCCTCTGTTCGTCATGGCGCTGTCGTGGCATCTGGCTTCGATGCTGGCTGGTCCGGTCATCAAGGGCGACCAGGGCGCGGCAGAGGCCAAGCGT